TCAGCTCAACTTAACCTAACATCTACAGCTGATTTAACCATTGGCATGACTATTCAAGGTGTAGGTGTAGCTACCGGATGTAAAATTACACAAATTATAGATTCAAACACAATTGAAGTAAGACCAACTATATATGTAACACAAGGTACTATTTTAATTTTTTCAAATGATAATATTCAAAAAGCGGTTAGCACTACAAGTAATGCTGTATCAACTGTAATAGACGATGGAAATACAACTTTTGATCAACAGTGCGGTTTTACTGTAATTGCAAGTTCTATAGATAATTCAATATCATCAAGACAATCATTTACTTTAAGAGTTAGACCCCGTAGTTTAGCTCCTTATGAAAATGTATATCTTAAAGCACTGCCTAGCCCAGAACAAAGAAATAACTGGAACGTTATTGTGAAAGATACAACCATATTTCCTCCTGAGTTAATCTACCGACCAGATGATAGCTATTTTGGAATACAGTCAAGTTTTAAATCTTTATTTTTATCAGGATTAAATGCTGACACAGCAGAAAATTTTGTTTCTGCAATTGAAAGAAATCATTATTTAAAACAAATTAATTTTGGCGAATTAAAAACTGCTATTGCAGTTAATCCGGATGGCACAATTGGGTACGAAGTTATATACGCCGATTTAATAGATAATCAATCCGTTGGAAAACAGGGACCATCCTTAGAAGTTGTACTTAATATAGCAAATGATTTTTTATTTGAAAATCAATCCTACAATATAATATACCCTAATAGTTTTCCTAACATGCAGAAAAGATTAGAAAATGGAAAAGGATATACAAATAGAAGCACTTTACCTAGATGGATGACTAGTGTTCAAGAAGATGGAACAGTTTTAGGTTTGATAAGGTGTGTTGTTTTAGCTTACACGCAACCGGGTGCATCTAAACTAATTACCTATAGATTACAAAATAGTGACTTCAATCTTAGTTCTATTCCTTTTATTGCAGACAGATATCAATGGGATAATTATCTATCAACATACTATAACACAAGCACTAACAGTTTTGAAGCTAGCGAATCTACAACTTTTGACAAATATCCAAATATTGAAGCAGGTACTGCTGTAATTCAAACAACATTAGTGTCATCGGTTGTTAATTCAAATATAATTGAAATACCTAATTCTATTACAGTAGGTTATGGCTGGTCTGTAGCAAGTATTAGTGCTAATTTAACCATTCCTCAGAATACATCTATTACAAACTTGAATAGTTCAGGTAATATTTTAACCATTAATAGTAACATTACTGCTAGTGCTGGATCTATTTTGAAAATATCAGGAGAAGCAGCAGCAGACTATGCTGTATCAACCTCATTTGATAGCATAGACGGAGAAAATCTAAGCGAAGTGCGATCATCGTTACGAATTGATGGAGTCGCGGATTTTTCAGAAGGCGAAAAACTTATTTTTGCCAAGCAATTTGGATTCGGGGGTATAAATGACGGATGGATAGATGCCGTAGGAAACACGATTCCAGGATATTTAGATAAAGTAAGCGAGATCACAAATATCAATTACCAGGGCGGAATATGGGAAATTACATGGGAAGAATTTCCAGTATCGGGGCTTGATGATGATGAATTGGGTTTTGACGAAGTAAGTGAAACACTGAATTTTAGTCATTTTGACCAAGGAAATGACGCAGAAATTACTCTGCTGTTTAATCAAGAAATGATTCTAAATCAGTTGGTTAAAGTAAGAACCGGAGACACTTACAAAGTAACTACATTAATATACGAAACAAATGAGGGTGAAGCTATTCCTAGATATTTTATTGCTTCAAGTGCTACAGGGTTTGAAAGAACAGCCGAAACTACTTTTGATGGTGGGACTTGTATAATGCGCGAAGGCTTTGTCGCCGGCAATTCAGTAACAGGAGGTACTACGTTTAGTAGTAATCAAGATATTTGGATAGTTCCAGAATCTTTAGATAAATATATCAAGTTCCCACAAAATGGAGTATTTGTATAAATGACAAGCCAAGTTAACCCAAACAACATTGACGGTTCTTATCCGGTAGCCGGGCAAGATAATGACAGTCAAGGTTTTCGTGATAATTTCACTAATATTCGTAACAATTTTACTTTTTCAAAAGCTGAAATTGAAGATTTACAAAACAAAGTTGTATTAAAAAGTGCCCTGTTAAACACAACATTAAGCAACGATTTTGCTGGTAATGCTATGGTAAATCCTGCATTGACTAGTTGGCGTGAAACATATAACAATATTGGCAGCGTAAGCGGTAGTGTAACAATAAATTTTGTAAACGGTAATTTCCAAAGAATTACAATGTCGGGGTCAACTACATTGACATTTAGTTTTCCAGCTAATACTGGAAATCAATATGCAAGTGTAAAATTATGGGTAAATAATACCAACAATGCCTGGACACTGACATTGCCCAGTTCTGTGTCGCTGAATGGTCCTTTGAGTGTGGGCGGTGCAGCAGGCAGTCCACCTGTAATCACTTTTACAGCAGATGAAATCAGTAACAATAATAATTACTTCTTTGAATTTTTTACAGTAGATGGCGGCACTACAATTGGCATTATTGATCATACTAGAAACAGAGACATAGCGTTAACAGCAATGTCAGTTTCAGGAGCATTTACTGCAAATGGTACTGCCACCTTAGGCTCAGGATCGAGCAATGTGGTTGTAGCAGCAACAACAGGATCAACTTCATCAACCACCGGCGCTTTGGTAGTAAACGGTGGAGCGGGTATTGCAGGCAATGCATTTGTAAATGGAAATCTAATAATCAACAATGGTATTATCAATCCAGATTATCTGTTAGCCAATGTAGTCACCGGTCAAAATTTATTTGCCAATGTGAATTTTAATAGATTTATTGCCAACTGCTCGCCAACCGGCACAGTAGCAAACTTGTTTATCACACTACCAAATTCTGTCGAAGATGGTAGAGAAATTGATATAGTATCATTAACTCCAATTACCAGTTGCTTTGTGTCAAATATGACAGCGGGTGTGACCAGTGTGTACGGATTGGCCAACAACTGGTCAGCTTCGGCAAGTTTAACTAGTTCAGTATCTATTAAATTACTTTACAGCGCATCAGTTGGTAGATGGTTTAGGGTTTAAATTTCCGTTAACAATTGACTCCTAGCTTTGCATAGTTTATAATTGTGCAAACTAGGAGTTTTTTTATGACTGTAGATTTACTAAGATATCAAGAGTTTGTTAAAGCAGTAACCAGCAAACCATCAAATGATCTAACTACCTTTATGGACAGACTAGATCAATTGGACGGCAATTGGGATTTTGAAGCACAAGGACATGGTCCTGATATCAATGTTCCGTTGTTAATGACTGCGGCATTGGGACTAGCTGCTGAAACAGGTGAGTTTTGCGAAATTCCAAAAAAAATATTCTTTCAAGGTAAACCATTAAACGATGAAAATGTGTTTCATATGAAACGCGAACTGGGTGACATCATATGGTATTGGATCAATGCCTGTCGAGCACTCGGCTTAAATCCAAACGATGTTGTTGAAGAAAATGTAAATAAATTAAAAGCTCGCTATCCTGGTGGTGAATTTGATGTACACTACTCTGAGAACAGGAGCAAAGGAGATTTGTAATGCATCCATTGATACCAGACTTGACAGATGTGAGCACAGAAGAGCTACACAAAAAATATAACGAACTATTGCAAAAACTAAATCAGGCATATAGATTTGGACCCAGCGGTATTATTCCACAAATGCAAATGATTATAGAGAACTATCGGCACGAAATGGATGTACGCAATAGAAAACTCATGGAAGAAATGGAAGCCAAAAACGACAAATTTAAAGGCATCATAGACATACAATGAAATATGATAATTTTGGCCAAGCCTATGTGTCTAGCACAGAATTGTGCGAATTGCTTTATAAAAATCCGGACATAAACATAGATCAATTTTTTGTTGAAGATTGGAACCAATATAACACAGCAGTTTATCAAACCTTTGCTGATCTACCTCAAGTAAAGCAATATCATCCTTATCCTGGAAATTATTCTGCTGAAATATTCCACAAAACAAAACAAAACATATGGAATATGCCTTCTGACTACAGCACAATGAATATAGCTCAATGGCTACTAGATAAATGTAAAACAGAAGAGGAATTACAAAGAGTTGGCAAAGAACTTCTGCTTTATCAAGAAAGAGACCTGTTTCCTTTATTACAACAGCTAAAATACATGGTTGATATCTGGAAAGAAAATAACATTATATGGGGTGTAGGTCGAGGATCTAGCGTGGCCAGCTACGTGCTGTATTTAATTGGTGTTCATAAAATTAACAGCATATATTATGATTTAGATATCGAAGAATTTTTACGATAAATACCCGATCAAGGAGATGTAATGAGTAAAAGAATTTATAGAACTGCAAATGGCAGACAAATTAACATTGATGCAATTATGGCGCAAAATGAAGATGCCATAGCAGTTGGTAATATGCGTGTAAATGCCCGTGGAGACGAGTTAGGTCCTGGTGGTCGAATTGAGAGAACCAGAGACAAAGCAATGGCCGATTACTATAAATTGAACACTCCGGTAGCGTCTGACTATGTACCGGTGCCAAGAGAAGCACCTAAAAAAGATTTAGTAGATGATTGGATAGAACCATTGAATGAATCAAAACAGGAAGACCTGTCTAGTGTCGAAGAAAACACAATTACTACTAAACCATTAAGAGGTAGCCTTGCAAGCTCTGTAGCAAACACACAA